GGCTGGGACCCGAAATATCCCGACGGCGAGCTCGCCGACTTCGTAAAGGGCATCAAGCGCGACATATCGAGCGGCTTGGAAACGAGCTACATGAGCCTGAGCTCGGACCTCGAGGGAGTCAGCTTTTCGGCCGGCCGCCTCGGCCGCCTCGACGATATCGACGTGTGGCAGGGCGCTCAGGCCTGGCTCAGTTACGCGCTCAATCAGCGCGTCTATGAGCGCTGGCTCGCAATGGCCCTGACCGCCGGCGCTATCCGCGTGCCAGCACGCGGCGGCGGCGAGCCTAAGCCGCTCGGCCTCGAGCGTATCGAGAAATACCGCAACACGCGCTGGCAGGGGCGCGGCTGGGATTCCGTTGACGAGCTCAAGACGACCATGGCCGCCGGCCAGGGTATCGCCCTCGGCCTCACCACAATCAGCGAGCAGATCCGCAAGCGCGGCCGCGATCCGATGGAAGTATTCGAGGAGCGCGCCGCCGAGCTCGACGAGCTCGACCGCCTGGGCATCCGGCCGCCCGATCCGGCGCCCCTGACCGCCGAACAGCTCGCCGGCGTCACCGGCGACGCCAAGGAGGATTAGCATGGCCCTCACCCTCAACCGCCGCGCCAAACTCAACGCGGCCGCGATCATATCGGCCGGCCTGATTGATACGAGCGCCAACTTCCAGCCCACTCCCGAGGAGCTGGAAACCCTCTATCCGCAGGCCGGCCAGTATTTTCTAGGCCTCGATCCCGAGCAGCCCGAAGCCGATCCGGTGCGCTGGCGCTGGCCGACGGGCAGCTTCATCGCCGGCGAGTTTCACGTCAGCCGCGCCGCCCTCGAGGCTTGCGCCGCCGGCGAAATCGACGCGGCCACCGTCCGCCAGGCGGCCGAGGAGCTCCTCGGCCTCATCGACGTCGGCCTTGCCGATGGCGACGGCCTTAGTGCCGAGCAAGCCGCCGAGCTCCTCGATGAAGCGGCCGCCGCCGCCGATGACGACGGCGACGACGGCGGCGGCAAGGATGACCCGACACAGCCCGAGGATGCCGGCGGCGGCCAAGGCGACTCGAAAACCGAGGGAGAGATCATGGAGCGACTCACCGGCGAAACCCTGGCCCGCGCCCTACAGGACCGCAAGCCCGAGGCCCTCGCCCAGGTCCGCGCCGACATGCGCGCCCGCCGCGAGCTCCGATCTTGCGAGGAGGTGCGCGAGGTTTTCGGCACCGATCATTTCTCGAGGACTGTCTCAATCCGCGCCGCCGACGTAGACCTCAAAACGCGCCAGGCGCGCCTGAGCTTCTCGAGCGAGGAGCCCTATGAGCGCTGGGGTTGGGAGGGTCCTTATCTCGAGGTGCTCGGCCATGAGGCCGGCGAGGTCGATCTCGACCGCCTCAACGCCGGCGGCGCCCTGCTAGTCAATCACGATACGGCCGACCAAGTCGGCGCCATTCGCGAGGCCGAAGTTGGCGAGGATCGCATGGGGCGAGCCCTCGTTGAATTCAGTCAGTCGGAGAGGGCCAGGGAAATCCTTACCGACGTCGCCGATGGCATCCGGCAAAATACCAGCGTCGGCTATATCGTCGAGCGGATGATCCTGATTGAGGAGCGGGAGGATGGCCCCGACGTTTACCGCGTCGTGCGCTGGTCTCCGCTCGAGGTCAGCATTGTCCCTATTCCCGCCGATCCGACGGTCGGCGTATCTCGCGAGCTCGAGCTCGCCGGCCGTCAGGCCGCCACCGCTTCCCAGGAGGGAATCACAATGAATCCGAAAGAAATTCAGACCGCACGCGACGAGGCCCTCGCTACCGAGCGCGAGCGCGTTGCCGGCATCACCGCCCTCGGCGATCAGCATGACATGGGCGACCTCGCCCGCGAGCTCATCGCCGACAACACCGAGCTCGACGCGGCGCGTGAGCGCTTCCTCACGGCCATCGCCGACGGCGCCGGCCCGCCCGTGCGCGGCGGCGGCAAGGATGATGAGATCGGCCTCACGCCCAACGAGGCGCGGAGCTTCTCGGTCCTTCGCGCCGTGCGCGCCCTGTTCGCCCGGCACAACTTCGAGGGCTACGGCCGCGCCGATATCGATGCGGCCGGCTTCGAGCTCGAATGCTCCAAGGCCGTCGGCCAGGGTCTCGGCCAGGAGGCCCAGGGCATCCTGATTCCGATGGAAGTCATGCGGACCCCGCTCGAGGACCCGCAGGCTCGCGCCGCGCAGGCGCTTCGGATGCTCGTGACCGGCCAGCGGGATCTGAACGTCGGCACCGATTCGGCCGGCGGCTATCTCGTCGGCACCGAAACGCTCGGCATGATCCCGATGCTCCGTAACAAGGCGCTCGTGCTTCGCCTCGGCGCGACGGCCCTGGGCGCTTTGAACGGCGACCTCGCGATTCCGCGTCAGACGGGCGGCGCTACGAGTTACTGGGTGTCGGAGGGCAACGCGCCCACCGAGAGCCAGCAGACCCTCGGACAGCTCGCGCTCACTCCGCACACGTGCGGCGCCTACACCGACGTCACGCGCAAGCTCATCAAACAGGCCTCGATCGACGCGGAGGCCTTCGTCCGTGATGACCTCATGCAGACCATCGCGATCGAGCTTGACCGCGTTGCCATCGAGGGCACCGGCGCGAGCGGCGAGCCCCTGGGCATCCTGAACACCAGCGGCATCGGCGTCCAGGGTCCCGAGACCAACGGTAGCGCTCCCGATTGGGACGATATCGTTGGCACCTTCCAGGAGGTCGCCGTCGATAACGCCGACGTCGGCACCCTGGCCTGGCTCACCAACGCGGCTAATGCGGCGAAGCTCATGGCGACGGCCAAGGGCTCGAGCGGCGATCCTCCCTACATCATGGAGCGATTCGGCGCCGACGGCTTCGGCGAGATCATGGGCCTCCGCGCCGGCGTGAGCAACAACGTGCCGGCCGACCTGACCCAGGGCACCGGGACCTCTCTGAGCGCGCTGATCCTCGGCAACATGAAGGATCTCGTCGTCGCTCAGTGGGGAACCGTCGATCTGACCGTCGATCCGTTCACGCACAGCAACACCGGCACGCTCCGTATCGTCGCGTTGACCGATCTGGATATCGGTCTCCGGCACCCGCAGAGCTTCGCCGCCAAAAAGGACTGCATCACCACGCTCTAGGCCTGACGCCTGGCGCCTGGTAGTGCGCGAGACCACGCCGGCGCCCTGAGCATTTCAGGGCGCCGGTATCGAAAACCGCCCAAGCCTCGGAGGGATACCATGGGCAGCGCAATCAAGGATCTCCTGAACAATGTGACGATTACCCAGGTCATCGAGAACGACCTCGTCGCGCCGACCATCGACGCCGACGGCTCGAGCGTCGATATGGTCGGCTATGACGCCGTCACCTTTCTCGTCGATCTCGGCGAGAGCAACGACACCCTGAGCGGCTCGGTAATGATCGAGCTCGAGGTCGAGGAGAGCACCGACGACAGCACCTTTACCGACGTCGCCGATGCCGACCTCAGCGACGTCGTAGCCGGCACCAATGACGGCTGTTTCGGCGTGATCGACGCCGCCGCCGAGGATGCGGCGATCTTCTCGACGACCTATCGCGGGACCAAGCGCTACGTGCGCCCGGTCATCAACGTCACCGGCACGCACACCAACGGCACCCCGATCGGCGTCATCGCGATCCAGCACAAGACCAACCTCCTGCCGGCGTAGGAGCGGCCTGAGCCTGGGGCGGCAACGCCCCAGGCCTCGGCTATGGGAGCGGCCATGCTATCGACAAAGAACGCCGGCGCGCTCGCCGGCAAGAACGCAAGGAGCGAAAACATGAAACCGAGAAAAATGGTGCCGGTGCGCGTGCTCCGCTCCACCGTCGCGAGCGGCGTCAACCTGGCCGAGGGCCAGACCGCCGAGATCAGCCCGACAGATTTCCGCGTCCTCGAGACCCTGGGCAAGGTCGAGCTCGACGGCGAGGCCCTCGAGGCCGACGCCCGAGAGAGCGAGAAGCCCGAGGGCGAGCTCGCCGAGGATTCACCCGTCGAGGCCCTCGAGCTCGGTGACGGCCCGGTTGCCGGACTCCACGAGGCCGGCCTGGCCGAGCTCGGCGCGCTTGCCGACTTCATCGCCGCCGGCGAGGACCTCACCAAGATCGAAGGTGTCGGCAAGGCGACCGAGAAAAAGATCGTCGCCGCGCTCGAGGCCGCCGGCCTGATCGAAGGCGAGGCCTAGCGTGCCGTTTACCGAGGATCTCGCCCCATTCTTCGACTCCGATGAATTCGGCTCCACCGTGACGCATGGTGCAACCACATTCGTCGGGATTTTCGACAATGGATTCAGCGAGGTCCTCGGCGCGGCGAGCTCTCACCCGACCCTGACTTGTAAGACCTCCGACGCCCCGGCCGTCGGCGAAACGATCACGATAGCCGGCACTGATTACACGATCATGGTTCACGAGCCCGACGGCGTTGGCGTCACTGTCCTCGAGCTCGAGGAGGCCTAGCGTGCTCACGATCAACGTGAAGGGCGACATGCGGCGAATCCTACGCCATGCCGACGCCGTACAGCGGCGGCACGTGCCGGCCGCCACCGTGCGCGCCCTGAATCGCACAATGAGCTGGGTTCGGACACAGGCTAAGCGCGAGGGCGCGGCCGCGCTCAAGGTCCCCGTCGGCCACGTCAACCGGCGCATGAGGTCTTACAAGGCCTCGAAAAAGAATCGCTCCGCGCTTCTCACCTTCATCACCGGCGGCATCAGCGCGGCGACCCTCAAGCCTCGACAGACGAAAAAGGGAGTAACCGCCGGCCGGCACCGCTTCGCCGGCGCCTTCGTCGCCAAGGGCATCGCCGGCAAGACCGTCGTGTTCAAGCGCAAGGCCCCGAGCCCCTATCCGCTCGAGGGTAAGAAGATCGACACCGGCCCCGCCGTGCGGCGCATTACAAACGTCGTGCGGGACTCGAGCCGTGATCGGTTCAACTTCGAATTCGAACGAGACCTTAAAGCAAGGATCAAGGGTTATGGCGCACGCTAGGCAACAGATTCGCGACGCCGTCGTTGCCGCGCTCACGACGGCCGCCATTGCCGGCGGCCGCATCTATAGCGGCCACGTTTACCGGCTCAGTACCCTCCCAGCCGTCAACGTCACGACGCCCGCCGAGGAGCGCGACGAGGACAAGAGCGCCAACGATGCCGACGCCTTCGCCGTCGTCATCGCCGTCAACATTCACGCGGCCGCCGCGAGCGATCTCGATGACACGCTCGACGCGCTGGCCGCCGCGATCCATCAGACCATGGCCGGCGATAGCACCCTCGCCGGCCTGGTTACAGTGCTTTCGCTACTCGAGACCGAGACCGAGCTCGAGGATGAGGCGAAAACGCCCCACGGCAGGCTCACGATGCGCTGGGGCGCGCTCTATCTCGTGAGCCCGACGGACCCCGAGAGTCTCGTTTAACGCAGGAGGACGCACATGGGACTGTTTCACGGCAAAAACGGCTCGGTCGATTTCAACTCGATCACGGTTGGAAGCGCCAAGAGCTGGTCATATGAGGAAACCGCCGAGCTCGCCGATAAGACGGCGATGGGCGACACGACCAAGAGTTACTCGACCGGCGTGACCGACGGCTCCGGTTCCATCACGTGCGTTATGAGCGCCGTCGATGGCTCGGCCCAGGATACCGGTCAGGCCGATATCGACGTCGGCGACGAGGTCACGCTCATCCTCTACCCGGCCGGCAACACGTCCACTTACTCTAAGTGGGAGGGCACCGTCACCGTCACCGGCGTCAGCCGCAGCGCCGACCTTTCGAGCATGGGCGAGTTCTCGTTCACGTTCCAGGGCGGCCTCACCCAGGGCACCGTTACCTAGCAGGAGGTTTAGGAAATGTCGAGCAGGCCCGACGTTAACAGCATCGCAACGGCACACTTTCGCGAGGTCATGGGAAACGTGCGCGTCATCGACGCCCCGGAATGGGGCTTGACTGGCGAGCACGCTATCCACGTTTGGCCGGCCACGCTCACCGAGCTCCAGCGGATCAACCGCAAGGCCGGCGCGAATAACAACAACCTCGAGCTCCTGGCCGAGACTCTGATCGTCCGCGCTCGGTTCGCCGACCGCACCCCGATCTGGCAGGCCGGACACCGTGCCGTCATCATGCACGAATTCGATCCCGACGTTGTTGCTCGAGTCGTCGCCGAGATCAACGACGACCAGGCCGGCGGCACGGCGTCGGGAGGGGATTCGGGAAACTGATAATCGGCGGCGAGCTCGTCGTCACACTCGAGGAGCTCGCCGCCATAACCGCCAGTCTCACGACGATCAGCGACGCCGCGATATTGAATCTATACGGCTTCGCCGAGATCCTGGGGCGCACCGTTGACGAGCTTGCCGACGTAATGACCCCGTCCGAGCTCGTGAGCTGGGAGCACATCAAGGCCGAACAGCTCAAGCGAAAGGGCAGGCTATGACCGTCAGAGCGCGCTATAGGTTCGACGCCCAGGATGGGAGCAAGAGAGCTGTTCGGAGCTTTCGCAAGAATATCCTGAGCGCCGATCGCGCCGTCGATGGACTGAAAAAGCGCCTCGTCGGCATGGCCGGCGCCGCCGGCCTGGGCCTGGTCGCTCGCGAGGTTGTCAAGACCGGCGTGAGCTTCGGCCGCGAAATGGCAAACGTCCAATCGATCACCGGCGCCAGCAAGCGCGAGCTCGATGCGCTCACCAACTCGGCCCGCGAATGGGGGCGCATCACCGCCTTTAGCGCAAGGGAGGCCTCCCAGGCGCAATACGCGCTGGCCAGCGCGGGCCTCGACGTCAAGCAAGTCATCGGCTCGCTCGGCCCGGTCCTCAAGTTTGCCGGCGCTGCCCAGGCCGAGCTCGGCCAGGCCGCCGAGATCACCGCCGGCGCCATGAATGCTTTCAAGCTCAAGGCCAAGGATACCGAGCGGATCGTTAACGTGTTCGCCGCCGGCATCAAGGCGAGCCCGCTCAACGCCGAGCGCCTGGGCGACGCGCTCGCCTACGCTGGCCCGATCGCCGGCACGTTCAACATGAGCCTCGAGGACACCGTCGGCATCCTCGGCGCATTCCACTCGGTAAACATCAAGGGAGCGATGGCCGGCACGCGCTTCGCCTCGACGATGCTCGCAATGCAAAAGGCGATGACAAGCAGCAAGGGCAGGATTTCCGAGCTCCTCAAGGCCTGGAAGCCGATGGAGACCGGACTTATCGGCGGCCTCGAGCTCCTCGAGTCGGCCGGCTACTCGGCCGAGGAGGCGCTCGCCGAGCTCGGCGCGAAGGGTGGCCCCGGCCTGGCCGCGCTCCTGACCAAGGGCACCACGGCGATCAAGGCGATGCGCGACGCCGTCACCGATACCGACCAAGCGACCGAGGCCTACAAGACGCAGATGGATACCACCTGGGGCGACTTCAAGACCCTTATGAGCGCGCTCACCGACAAGGCTATCGGCGGCTGGGGGAAGATCGAGGACGGCGTGCGCGGTTCGTTGCAGCGCATGACCGAGGAGATCAATTCATGGGGGCAGAGTATCCAGGACGAGGCCATTCAGTCGATGAAGGACCTCGGCCAGGAGATCGAGCATATCCAGCAGCTCACCGCGATCCGCGACCTCGTCGATACCACAGCGGAGCTCAACAGCGAGAGCGGGAGCCTCTTTGACGCATTCGAGGCCCTGGGCAAGACGACCGAGCGTTACGATACGAGCGTCAAGCGCCTCGGCGCCGTCATGTCCGACGGCACTTTCGCCGCAAAGGGCCTGCATTCGAGCTTCAACGATCTCGCCGTCAGTGAGGGCTATTGGGTTGGCATGGTCGCCAAGGATGCGATTCAAATGATGGAGCAACAGAATCGCGCAATGGATGCGGCCGACGAGCGCGCCCGACAGCTCGCCGAGAGCTTCGACGCTCTCGGCGTTGACTTCACGAGCCTCCTTGGCGATATCCGCGCCCTACACGGCACGCAAGACCCGTTCAACACGGCCAACGCCGAGACCGCCGCCGCGCTGATAGAGCGGATCAGCGAAGCCCAGCGCGAGGTGAACATCGGCCTCCTCAAGGGCGAGATCAGCGGCGAGGCCTGGGCGACGATGCGCGACCGGCTCGAGGAATACCGCAAGGCCCTCGACCTCTATGAAACCAAGCTACGCACGCTCATGGAGCTCGAGGCCCAACGCAAGGAGCTCATCGAGGCCGGCGCTGGCGGCGGCCCCGGCGGCGGCGGCGAGGAGGGTGCGATCGACCCGATCCGCGCCCTCCTCGAGGGCCGCGAGACTCCCGGCGGCGCCAACATGGCCGTCGATGACGCCCTCAAGGGCGCCGGCGACTTCTCTGGCGAGTTCGCCGATCCGGCCGAGCGCTTTAACGATATGATCGACGCCATGGCCGAGACCCGCGCCGAGGCCGAGATCCTCACCGACGCTTTCAATAACCTCGGCGCCTTCGGTGAGCAGGCAATGACCTCGCTGATCGACGCGAGCATTGCGGCCGTGCGCGGCTCGAAAAAGAGCTACGGGGAAATGGGCAAGGTCCTCGCGAAATGGACGGCCGACACGCTCAAAGCCGTCGCCTCTCAGGCCGCCGGTAAGGCCCTGTTTTACACGGCCGAAGGACTCGCCCACTTGAGCATGGGCAACGGCGTCAAGGCCGGCGAGGCCTTCGCCGCCGCGAAAACCTACGCCGTAACGGCTGGCGTTGCCGGCACCATGGCCGTCGCCGTCGGCGCCGTCAGCGCCAACAACGCACCGACAGGCGCTTTTATGTCCGAGCGCGAGAAAGAGGAAACCGCCGGCCTGGACACCTCGAGCGCGGCATCCGGCTCGCGGGCGATCACGAGCTCACAGGTCGCTCAGGCCGCCGCCGCGATCCACGTGACGCACGTTTACTATGGCAACGTCTACTTCGGCGATCAAAACCAAGCGACGACCGAGGCGATTCAGGACCAAATTGATACTGGCGCGCTTTCCTTCGGCGAGGAGGTCTCCTAAATGAGCACCCGCGCTTTTCTC